GGGCAGAGAAGTTATTATTGCTGAACTTGAAGCATGGAGAGCAGCAACTGGTACCAAGAGTATAGATGCAAAGACTAACGTCTGGTTTGCTGACTGGAGAGATCGAATGGTTGATGAAATCATTAGACAACATCCAGAGTTTAAGCCTATCTATACTCGTTACTTACAAGACGATACATTCAATCAACTAGTGGATTACTCCTCGTAAATTTAATAAGGAAAATTAATGTCTGAAATGTCTGGACCAGGTTCTGGTGGTAGTTATGGTAGCACCACACTAAATAACAGCAATGTTGCTGTTGCTACCCGCGAGGGCGATCCCGTTGTAAAAGAAAAAGATAACAGTGGTTTTAGTCAAAGAAGTACAAGTTACAATTTTACTACAAAACAACAGGCTAACTTTTCTCTTGAGCAAGCATGGTTAGATATGTTTGGTGAAAAACCAAGTGCTAAAATTAAAAGAGAATTTTATTCTTTACTTAACAAAATGGAAAAAGATACTGCAGGCAAAACAAAAGCCTCCGGTGCTGGTGGCTCTAGCACGCAAACTAGCACTAGTTACACATTTAGTACAGCAGATGTATTGTCTGAATTTGTACAGAAGTATACTCCATCCATGTTCAAGCAAGGTAAACTTGGTGAAACTGCTGCAAAAATATTTGACGATACCGTAACCTTTGCAAACAATATGGGTGTTTCTATATCTCCAAACACTGTTCTTTCTGATGTAACAAATAATATCTTAAAGAAAACTACAACTAAAGATATTAAAGATTACTATCGAAATCAAGCAATTAAGATGTATCCTGACTTTGCTAAGCGTTTACAGGAAGATGATAGATTAACTGTACGTGATCTTGGTGCGTCCTACATAAACAAGTTTGCAACTATGTTTGATAAGGATGAAACCCAGATATCACTAACAGATCCAGATCTAATGGATGCACTTTCAAAGAATAAAAGTATGTCAGAATTTACCGCAAGCCTAAAGAAGCGTTCAGATTATGGTGTTACTAATTTTGCTAAGCAAGAAGCATCTGATTTAGCCGGAGCATTTAAGAGAGTTATGGGTTTCTAAATGGCAACAACAAACTTTGATGTATTCAAGTCGGAACTACAAAATGTCTTTGGTGTATTTGATCCAGCAGATGATGCCTGGTTAAATGAAATTTGGACTGCTGGACAAACAAAGTTAAATGAAGGAATCTCCTCAGCATCGATTCCAGACTTACTACTAGATGATCCTAAACTTGTAAACTATCGTTCTAGATTTTCTGGACTGTTTAAGTTACGTGAACTTGCAAAGACTCAACCGGTATCTTACGTTCCAAACATTGCTACGTATGTAGCATCCGAACGTGAGTTAATTGGTAAGTTAAGATATTACGGACTTAATGATTTAGCAACGCAGAAAAACGTTGCTGATATTATTGGTAACGATGTGTCTATTACTGAAGCAGAAGGCAGAATTGTAGATGGTTATTTGGCTATCAAGAATGCTGATAGTGCTTTGACCGAACAACTTAAAAAAGAATTCCCAACACTAGGTGATGCAGACTTTGTTAGTGCTTTACTCTCAAAGAAGGGTGAAGGCGTAGACTTCCTTAAGACTAAGGTTGCTCGTGCAGGTATTGAAACATCTGCAGTTGCTACTGGTATTAAGTCTCAGATTGGTGCTGAAGAACTACGCAAGCGTGGAATTACACGCGAGACAGCACTTGAAGGATTCAAGGCTGTCAAGTCTCAACAGGCTGGTGTAGAACAAGCAGCACGAATGTTTGGTGACACCACAACTGGAGAAGAACTTCAAAAGCAATTAGAACAAGAAACCTTTGGAATCTCTGGTGAGCAGGAAAACGTAAAGAGACTGAAGTCTCAGGCTCGTGCTCAGTTTGCAGGACAATCCGGAATTGCAACTGGTTCTATATCGCGTAAGCGACAAGTATAAACTCTCGTTGGATCGACCAGCCCCAACGTAGTAATAGACTGGTAGTAGAAGCCGCATTACCCTCCCCAGGTAACTGCGCGGTCTACGTTAACTCAAATAGATATGGGAGATAGTTACGATGAGTAACAACAATCAAGACTGGTTAGAAGAACTCGATGAAGATTTCGATCTTGAATACGAGTTTGACGAAGAACCTCAGCGTGGTCGTCGCGGTAATCCAGACGATGCTCTGAAAAAGGTTCGTCGTGCAGAACGTGCTAAAGAAAAGCGAATCAAGGAACTCGAATCTGAATTGTCATCGTTGAGAAAGTTTCAACGTGATTCAGTTGTTCAATCCGTTTTGAACGAGAAGGGTGTAAGCAATAAAGTTGCATCTTTCATTCCATCTGATCTAGAGACAACGCCTGAGGCGATCAACTCTTGGTTAGAACAGAATGCTGATGTTTTCGGTATTCAAATTGCTCGTCAAGAATCCGTTCTTAATGAGCAAGATATTAGTACGCTTCGTCAAATTGACGATGCCACATCTAATGCCCTCTCCGTGGAAGCAAGCAATGATATTATGTCAATGATTGCTAACGCATCAAGTGCTGACGAAATCATGGAAATGATTTACGGAAGCGAATAATCGTACAAATCAACCGTAAGGAAATATCATGCCGAATACAGGCTTATCCGGTGGCAGTGCCGGTACTAACGGCGGTCTTGGTGGTGGCGCATACGCCTCCGCTAACAACGTTGGTGCTTTCACCCCATCTAACGGTGCTGGTTTAGTTCAGAAGGCGTACGATCGCCTTGTTGAATTTGAACTACGCGCTACCCCATTGCTACGTTCAGTAGCAGACAAGAAGCCTGCTCGTCAGGCTATGCCAGGTTCTTCTGTAGCACTACAGATTTACAACGACCTAGCAAAGGTAACATCAGAACTATCTGAAGATGTAGATCCAGCAGCAGTTGCTCTTGGTACTCCAGATATCGTAACCGTAACCCTAAAGGAATACGGTAACGCTACTCTAGTAACCAAGAAGTTGCAGTTGCTATCTCTTGCAGACGTAGATCCTGCTGTTGCAAACATCATTGCATTCAACATGGCTGATAGCATTGATGACCTAGCACAGGAAGCACTGCTTGCAGGTACTAACGTACTATACGCAACCGGTGGAACAACCACAGCAACCACAACTTCAGGCATCACTTCAGATGATACACTATCTGCTGCTGATATCCGTCGTGCAGTTGCTAAGTTGCGTACCAACAAGGCTAACGGACGTAAGGGTTCACTATACTGGTGTGGTATTCACCCAGAAGTTTCCCATGACCTTCGTGCCGAAACTGGTGCTGCTTCATGGCGTAACCCACACGAGTACCAGAGCAACGATGCAATCTGGGCTGGCGAAATTGGTCAGTTTGAAGGTGCATACTTCATTGAGTCCCCACGTCTAAAGAAGGCTAATGACGGAGCAAGCAGCATTCCTGTTTACCGTACATTCCTTTGTGGACAGCAGGCACTTGCTGAAGCAGTGGCAGAAGAGCCACACGTAGTTATTGGTCCAGTTACTGACCGCTTGATGCGTCACCGTCCAATCGGATGGTACGGCGTTCTTGGTCATGCTGTATACCGTGACGAAGCACTCTTCCGTATTGAGTCCGCTTCAAGCATTGCTTAATTAGCGACGCTAATCTCATCCCCAGGTCATATAGTGGTCCTGGGGGTGGGGTTATGTTTCTAACATAAAAGGAAAATTATAATGGCTTACTTATTCGTACCACCAACGGTGGATGAAGGACCTATGGGTGGTAACTGGCTCTTTGCTAGGTACACACGCAAGCAAGGTGTAACAGTCCTAAAAATTGATGGCGAATATTACGAAGATCGTTTTCCTATTCAAGATGATATTGCTATTGCAGAATATGTTTACATGGGTGGTCATGAGTACTACATTACAGAACAAGAAAAAGATGACCTTGAAGCGGCTGGCTATGAGGTGTTCACAGTATGACACTTCTAGAGTCCTTGACGGTTGTATCGTTAAGTATAGGTATCCTGACCGTACTGGGTAAGTTATTTATAGTAACTCCATTGAAATCTTACATTAAAGAATTAACACATCCTATTCAACCTAGTGCCAATGGTGGTCGCAGTCTTCCGGACATTGCCCGTACGGTGGATAGAATTGAAAAACGTTTAGATGAACACATTACATTACATCTTAAGGATGAACTATGAGCGGTAAGTACAACATTGTAGCCGAACAAGGTGCTACCTTTAATCTTAACTTCCGTGTTGAGACCGATGGTACTCCATGGGATTTAACTGGCTACACATTTGCCATGCAGGTTCGCCGCTCTACTTCTTCAAGCACAACCTTGTTAGACATTGACGAAGCAACCATGACTTCTGTTGGTCATGTTTCTGTAACTGTTAATGCTGCTACTATGGCTGATGTCCCTGCTGGTCGTTGGGTATATGACATTGAACTTACATCTTCTGGTGATGAAGTAACACGAATCCTGGAGGGTCGCTTTATTGTAACAGCAGAGGTGACACAGTAATGCCAGACTACACAGTCATTATTGAAGAAGAAGTTACCGCTACTACAGTTACCATTGAAGAGACTGTTACTGACATTATTCTTGGTACTGAAGTTACACAAGAGACAGTTGTTATTGTTGATAACCTTCAAGGTCCACAAGGTGCACAAGGAACTCAAGGTATTACTGGTCCAGCGGGTGCAGCAATTACAGGTCCTACTGGACCTACTGGACCAACTGGAAGCACGGGTAGTACAGGTGCTACAGGACCTACAGGCAGTACGGGTAGCACTGGCGCAACGGGTAGTACTGGACCTACGGGTCCCACAGGTGCTCAAGGAGACGAGGGCATCCAAGGTGTTACGGGTCCCACTGGTCCCACTGGCAGTACAGGACCCACAGGTCCGACAGGACCAACAGGTGCTACAGGTAGCACTGGTTCAACAGGTCCCACAGGACCTACTGGTGCCCAAGGCATTCAAGGTATACAAGGCATTACGGGTCCTACTGGTAGCACTGGTGCTACTGGCTCAACGGGACCAACAGGTCCACAAGGCGCAACAGGTGACACTGGTACCACAGGGTCTGCGGGTAGTACGGGACCAACGGGACCTACGGGTGCGACAGGTCCTACGGGACCGCAAGGCGACCAAGGTATTCAAGGGGTCACAGGACCCACTGGTGCAACGGGAGCCACAGGCTCACAAGGTATCCAAGGTGTGACTGGACCTACAGGAAGTACTGGACCTACTGGACCCACAGGCTCAACAGGAGCCACGGGTGCTGACTCAACTGTTCCAGGTCCAACTGGTGCCACAGGTCCAACAGGACCAACAGGTAGCACTGGTGCTACAGGACCTACTGGAGCAGATAGCACAGTACCTGGTCCTACAGGACCAACGGGAGCAACTGGCAACACTGGAGCAACTGGTGCTACGGGAGCGACAGGTCCTACTGGTCCTTTACCTACAGATTATGTTGTATCAGTTAATGGTGTTACTGGAACCATAACTGGCATTGCTACAACTGCTGCTTCTGTGCAAAAGTCTGGCGATACCATGACTGGAAATCTTTATGCACCATACATTGACTCTAGTGGTGTTATTGCTGCAACTACCGATGCTGGTGCAGGTCGTGGAGTTCTTGTTAGACAACCTTCAGGCAACGGTTCGGCAGCAATAATTCAATTTACCGACAATGCTGTTACAGCACAAAGAGGAAACATTACTGCTGATTCAAGCGGTAACATAACTATTAACCCTAATAGTGGAACTCTTTTTTCGTCAGCAATTTCATCTTCTGGTCAAATCCGTGCTGACTCTAGCGGTGCTGATGGTGGTTTTACTATTCGCCCTTGGACTGCGGATTCAAATTATGAAAGTCTTGCAACTAACGGCATGACCAGCACTGAGTATGTTGTCCTATCAAATGGTGGTAGCACTTACATCAGTGGTGGTTCTGGCGGTTCAACCTCTATCCGAGGTGGTGCGAACGATACTACTAACGAAATAGTAGTTAGTGCCTCAACCGCAACTATTCGTGGTGGTCGCTTGGCTGGTGTCTCAGGTGGACAAGGAACAACAACTTCTGGTGCAAACTTAACCGTTACTCATGGTCTTGGTGTAACTCCAACTACTGCGATAGCAACAGTTCGGTCAAACACTTATAGCGCAACTAATAATACAAATATATTTGTAGGTAATATTGGTGCAACAACATTTACTGTATTTGCAAACAACGGTGCTTCTGGTGCAGTAGCAGCAGCGTTCTCATGGATGGTATGTGCATAATGGATGATTTAATTTGGTACGACATAACTTGCCACACAGATGGTTGCGACTGGAATAACGTAACTGTTCATGGTCAGGGTCCAGAGAACACAACATTTATGTGTGGTCCCTGCGGTGGCATGGTAGATGATTGGAAAGTTTCAGAGGACCAGACAGATGGCTTGTAGAACAGGATGCCCAACTCAAGACTGTGAATCCTACGCAGATTGCTGTAAGGGTGTAGCAATTAATAAGTCCAGTTTAAGACCGTAAGGGGATAACTGCAATGAGGATAGCAGTCTATGCTATAGCCAAGAATGAGGCTAAGCACGTTAAGCAATGGGTAGAGGCAACCAAAGGTGCCGATGTCCGAATTGTCCTAGATACTGGGTCAGAAGATAACACCTATGACCTACTCCAGAAATACCCCGTAGAAGCCCACAGAGCCACGCTAAGCGACTTTAGGTTTGATGTGGCTAGGAACATGGCACTTGACCTTGTACCTGCTGACGTGGACGTGTGTGTCGTTTTAGACATGGACGAGATTCCTGACCCTGACTTCTTTGACAAGATAAGACAGGCTTGGAAGCCAGATACCAATAGGGCTTGGGTCATGTGTGACACAGGCAATGTCTGGGCTAGTAACACTCGTGCCCATTCAAGACATGGGTATAGGTGGAAGTATCCATGCCATGAGGTTATCGTACCTATTGGTACGGACAACTCAATAGTAGTTGAAACTTCAATTACCCATAAACCTGATAACGATAAACCTCGTAGCAGTTATCTTTCACTGTTAGAACTTGGTCACGGAGAAGACCCAACAGACCATCGCATGATTGTCTACCTAGCCCGTGAGTATTACTTCAAGGGTATGTGGCAAGAACTTATTGATGTAGGTAAAAAACTAGAAGACATCCCTGGTTGGAATGTTGAACGTGCTCAGACTTGGCGAGGCATAGGCGAAGCCTATTGCAAGTTAGGTAATGACCTAGAAGGTCTGCACTGGTTACAACGTGGTGTTGAAGAATCACCAGATGACTTAGAGGCTTGGTTCCCGTTAGCGTTTTACTACTACGAACGCAAGATGTGGAATCACTGTTATCAAACAGCAATGACCGTTGAGACTGTTAAGTCTCAGGGTAATGCACATTATATTGCTGACTCATCAATGTCTTGGAGAATGTACGACTTACTTTCCATTGCGTGTTGGAACTTAGGCAAGAAGGGTTCTGCTAAAAAGTATGCACGCAAAGCAGTTGAACTTAATCCAGACGATGAACGTCTAGTTAAAAACTATGACTTCATTATGACACAAACTGTTAAGGATTATAAGAATGGCTTGTAGAAGCGGATGCCCAACTCAAGATCACGCATCTTGGGGTGATTGTTTAAGAGCATCAAACATACAGATGGCAACCGGAGATGCTAACGGAAGTTTAGTTAGTAACGGTTGGACAAATAAAAAATGGAACAATGAGTTAAGTCTATACCGTGAGGCTAGGGCTCAGGGTATTCAACCAGAAGGAACATCTACAGCACAGATCCGCAAGGCTATGGATGTAAGCGACAAAACAGGACACGCATTTGGTAGTGCGCTCTAAAAGGAAAATGGTATGGCTAAAAAAATGACAAAGGCTGAGATGGAAGCCTTTAAGAAAAAGAACTTTGACAAGAGCAAGAAGGTAACTGAAGCACAGTTAAATAAACTTCGTAAAGAAGGAAGTCCAGATAAGGCTATTGCTAAGTACAAGAATGATCCAGCAATGCGTGAAGCACTTAACCGCTTCTATGGTAAGGCTCGTGTAGCCAAGACTGCTGGTTCAGCATCATCTTCTTCAACCTCATCCCAACGTGGTGGACCAGGTGCTAAAATGCCTAAGCGTCCAGCTGGTGGTCCAGGTACCAAGATGACTGCTCGTGATGGTCGTGGTGCTAAGTCAGGTTCAAAGACATCAACTGGTGCACGTTCAGATGGTTCAGGTTCAAAGAAGAGTGGATCTGCAATTGATGCAGTGAGAAACTCTCCTGAATTTAAGAACTGGAAAAAGGGTCTTGGTGCAGGAACCGCTACAGTTGCTACAGTTTTTGGACCAGGAAAAGTTAAGGCAGTCGCAGGTATTAAGTCGGCTACTGCTAAACTTGCTGTTAAACAAAATGCTGCTCGGAATGTTGCTAATCGTGCTACTGCTAAAGCAGAAGAAGCAATCAGACTTCAGAAGGCTGCTACCGCAGCAAAGAATGCTGCTAAGACCGGTAAGGGTTCTGGTGCAGGTTCTGCAGCCAGGGCTGCTAAGTTGCAGCGTGAGGCTGCTGCTGCTAAGAAGGCGGCAGATGCATTAGCACAGCAAGCACGTAGTGCTAATGCTCGTGCCAAAACATTAGGTACTCCAAAAAATTCAGCAAAGACTGGTCCTAAGTCTAAGACTGCGTCACCAAAAGCACCTGTATCAGGTACCGCAAAGCAGGCAGATGATATGCTAATGAACATGAAGGGTCTTGCTAAGAAGAAGTCCGTTCGTCGTACTGCATATGTTGCTGGTGGTGCTGCGTATCTATCACGTACACCTAAGGACAAAAAGTAATGGCTAGTAAAAAACCTGAAGGTGGCGGTTGGGGTCGCGGTTCGTCCGGCAACCCAACTGGTGGTGGTGGTAGAGCAAAGTCTAATGTTACAAAGATTGGCAACAAAAAGACTATGGGAAAAACTGAGGCTAAGGTTCGTGTTAAGACTGACAGAATCAAGAAGTCCCGTGCTGCTGAAGATATGCGCAAAGGTAATTTAGACAACTTAAAGAAAACTTTTGCCAAGCCAAAGACTGCTTCAAAGCCAGTAAGCCTAACTACTAGAGGTAAGGCTACTGCTATTGCAGGAACCGGTGTTGCTATTGTTGGTACAACTAAGGGTATGAAAAAGGCTGGCGAAAAGAACGCTGAAAGAATTCGCAAGAATAAATCAAAGTCTGTACCAGTCCCAAGGGACAGGAAGAAGCAATAATGTGTGCTAACTGTGGATGTAACCACATCAATTACAAGCATGAAATGCCTACAATGCCAGGTTCTTACAAAGGTATTGACAAAGTAAACTACAACATGCCTAAGGTACCAGCAGTTCCTGCTCGTCCTAAGTCAACCAAGAAGGGTAAGTAACATGGCAATGAAACCAGTAAAACCAAAAGTAATGGCTAAGCCAAAGCCACGACCAACAAAGCCAGTGGAAAAGCCAAAGGCTCCACGTGGTAGCAAGTCTGCCAAACAAATGGGCGACATGAACGCTATGGAAAATGTACGTGTAAACAAGTATTACAAAAACATTGTTTCAAAGGCTGAAGTAAAGGGAATGAAGTCTGAAGGAAAGTCTCAGTCAAAAACTTTTACTAACGCTAGAGGAGAAAAGTTTGGTGCTAAAACATCAGAGGTTGCAAGAGCCCGTCAGGCGCAACGTGCTGGTGGAGGAAAAAACCTTGGTCCAATGGAGAAGCCTAAGGCAAAGTCAAGGGCTGTGGTAAGTCGTGCAGTACAACCTGCAAAGCCAAGACGTTTAATGCAGCGAGCAAAGAAGAAGTAATCATGGTAGCAAAGAAGGACCCACGACTAGCACGTGCAGGTGTTTCTGGCTACAACAAGCCAAAGCGTACACCTAATCATCCCAAGAAGTCACACGTAGTTGTGGCTAAAGTTGGTACCGAGGTTAAGACTATTCGCTTTGGTCAGCAAGGTGTGTCTGGCTCCCCTAAGAAATCAGGGGAGTCAGCAGCCTATGCTGCACGTAGACGGTCATTTAAGGCACGTCACGCATCTAATATTAATAAAGGCAAAATGTCCGCAGCATACTGGGCAGATAAGGTGAAATGGTAATGGCAACATTCGGTTCAATGACTGATGAGGTTGTGCGTAAACTAGCAGGGTTTACGTTACGTCAAGACCGTCAGACACATCTCACTTCTGCAGTTAATGCTACAGCAACCACTATTAACGTTGCTTCCGCTAACAACATCTCAACCGGTATCATTCAGATTGATGATGAACTTATCTATGTAGATTCCTATGATCGTTCTTCAGGTACCTTAAACATTCCACCATACGGTCGTGGATACAATGGTACATCTGCAGCAACACATCAAACCGGTGCACGTGTAATCATCTCTCCTACATTCCCATCTGTAGATGTCAAGGATGCAATTAACGAAACCCTTCTTGCAACCTTCCCGGATCTATACACAACAGGTGTGCACACGTTCTCGTTCTCACCAGCAAGATCAACCTACGCCATACCAGATGAAGTAGAAACTGTATTTGCTGTGTCATACCAAACTACCGGTCCAACAAAAGAATGGTTACCAATTCGTAGTTACCGAATTGATCCTATGGCTAACATAGATGAATTCAATTCTAAGAATACAATCAGCCTATACTCTGGTGTTGAGCCTGGTCGTACAGTACAGATTAGTTACAGTGCTGCTCCTGCAGTAATGGATAGTAACGATGATGATTTTGAAACTGTTACCGGACTACCAGCATCTTGCAAGGATGTAATTATTCTTGGTGCTTCTGCACGTCTAGCATCTTACATTGATCCAGGTCGCTTGACCTTTGGTTCTGCTGAAGCAGATCAACAATCACAGATTGCTGGTCGTTCTTATGGTGCTGGTACTAATGCATCTAAATACTTACTCGCTCTTTACGACAAGCGTCTTGCTGAAGAAGCACGTAAACTTAATGACCGCAACCCAATCCGTATCCACTTCACCCGATAGGTAAATCATGGCTCGTAATTATTCCTCTGTTGTTGAACCTAAAACACTAACCGCTAATGTCGGTACCAGTGATGTACAAATCACCCTTAACAATGTAACTGGTCTACCTAGTGCACCATATGTCCTAGTCCTTAATCC